ATTTTTGCGTTTGTACGCGGCAACACCCTTTTTAGTCATGCCAGCGCCTGATTTTGTTTTGCGGTAATTACCGCCTTTACCAGTAGTTTTCCGTATTGGATTCTCTTTTTTACGCGGCATTTCTCACCTGCTGTATAATAGGGGGCATCGCCCCCTACTACATTTAAGATAAAAAGATTGTTAGCTCATTGTTCGAACCTGTAAACGCCGAAACAAACACACCATCAGTGAATATCATTCCATCATCAGGTATATAAAGCTCATTCATGCCTACTGGAAATTTCTGCACTATCATAGTAGCGCCACCATTCCCATTAGTCAGAGTAAATGAACCTGCTGCTTCAGCATAGATATTAACAGTTCTAAGCCTAGACCTAGAAGGCCCAATAAGGGCCGCAGCATCACCTTGAGCTACATTGTATCCTGTTACTGGGCCAGCCATTTACCTACTCCTTATGCTACAAGATTGCTGGCTTGCTGATACAGAACAGTCGCTCTGATTTCACCTGCGTTAGTAGCACCTGTGGTAGTCCAAGTAAGGCGAACATCTGTTGTGTTAGATGTTTCAGCCCAAGACAATGCACCACCAGCTTCAGTGGTAGGGTACTTGCGTCCTGCGCCAGAAGCTACGGTAATCGAAAACCCGTTGATAAATGTGCCGTTTCCACCAGCAGTATCGCCAACGCTGAAAACCGCAGTAGCATTACCCATAGCTGTTGGGCAATCTAGCACAATATCAATGATTTGAGACTTCGCAGGAATAACTACGTCAGTGACGTTTGCAGCAGAAGCGCCGCCTGCAAGAGAGCCAGTAGTAAAGGACTGTGCCATGACAACTTGGCCTGTGTTTTTAATATCAGAGCCTACGGTTGTGCCAGTAGTATCTTTGATTGTTCCTGCCAGAATTGGCCCGGAAAAAGTAGTTGTACCCATGTCTATCTCCTGTCGTGGGTTAAGTCAGACGCTATTTGCGCCTGTCAGGGATAAGCAAATAATACACAACAATCCAAAAAAAGAAAGGGGGCAGATGAACTGCCCCCAATCAAAACCAAACATTTGTTCGGGTTACGCTCCGGGTGAACCAAATACGCAACGTGGGTCCGAGAAACCAAATGAATAACGCTCACGCGCTTTAAAGCGCATGTTGCCTGTATCAAAATCTGCTTCCATGTTTGTACGCATGGGAGAACGCTCAAAGTGCTTGAAGCCATTTGGCGCGTCAGTTTTGATAAAGAACGCATCAGTATCGGTGAGGAAGTGGTTAATTGTATAACCCTCTGGCACCATACCCATGTTCTTTGTCGCGTTAATATCATTGTCAGCAGTGCCGGGACGCAAGGTCGATTCCAGCAGACGATCTGCAATGAACTGAAGCTGCGGTGGAATAATTAGTTTAGTGCCACGAAGGGCAATAATCATATTCCGTTCATCAACAAACGCTGAAATGTCGATAAGGGCATTTTCCAGCGAAGTTTCATTGAGGTCAGCAGCAGTGGACGGTTCGTTACGGAAAGTTCCGCCCTGTGCAAGTGGGTGTGCTGTCGAACAAAGTTCTACACCATCACCACCTGTAAATGACGAATTAAAAGCGTTGTTAAGAACCGCAGCGGCTTTAACTTGCTTTGAATGCGCCATAGAACGGGCAAGGGCTTTTGTGTAACGAGCGCCAAGACGATCATACAGATTGTCTTCAATCGCCTCTTCAGTCAGAGCGAATGCCAGCGCAACCGTTTCATGGGTGTAACGAGCGGTGTACGCTTCGTTAGCATCATCAAACGATACTCCTGCACCTTCGGTTTTTGTGGGAGCATTCCCAAAACCTGACAGCATAACTTCTTCTTCGAACGCACGATCTGACGTTTCAGTATCAAAGATTTCAGCATGCTCATCATCGTAACGGTTGTATTCCATTCCGAAAAGTGCATTCAGCCCCGGTTCTAGCTCTTTAGCTAATTGTGAACGAGAAATTGCCATTATTTAGCTCCTTACGCTAACCCAGCGCCTTTAACGCCGAATATATGGTTTTGAATGACGCAATACACGTTGGTATTAGCAGAGCTTACATCGCTATTTTCTGGGTCTTCAGAAATATCGATCACTTTTAGAGACAGCGTAGTTGCTGTGCCACCGTCAGTGACTTTTAATTCAGAACCAGACACACCACTTTTGGTGCTACCAGCAGATGTATAAACAACATCAAAGTTGCCTAGCAAGTCAGCTATTGGGAATGCCGCATCGCATTGGATTTCAAAAACAACCATAGGGTCATCAATGATAAACGCAATAATGTCAGAAGCATTTGTGCTTGCAGGATAGTAATTGCTAAATACTTGCTCACCCGAAGTTGGGTCAGTGTATTTACAACCATTGAACACGCCAACAATAGGTACTGTTCCGCCATCAGCGTGTATTTCTACACCGCCACCTGTGACTTGGGCTACCATGTCACCTTGGAAGATTGAAGTACCATAATTTGCGGCGATACGATAACGGTTTTGTCCACCAGTGAACGGGGTTCCCCCAATTCTCTTTACGGGACGAAGACCGAATGCAGCGTCTTGATTCGCCATCGTTAATCTCCTTATTTACCTCTTGAGCCAAAGCTCACAGAGGATTTACGTTGTGGTGCCATTTTTGGCATAAGAGCGTTGTTTTCCCGCATCCAATCGCGGTCAACAGCGTCCATTTGATTTTGTGCCACAGTGTCAAAGTGGCGGTTCCGCTGCTCAACTAATTCTACAGGGATTCGGGCCAGAACCAAGCCGCCAACACCAATGGTGCCTGCGTTTCTTCCTTCATCAACTACCGGGCCAACATAATCTGGGTACTCTTCAGCGCGAACAAGTTCCCATCCCTCTTGCCGTTTCTTATGAACGTTAGTCTTATCATCGTATTCCAAGACAGATTCACGAATCCATCTATGTTTAAAGCCAATAGGCGGCTCTGGTGCGTCCAAGGCTGAACCGGGTCGCCATTGCTGAATACGCTCTGCGTTTTCCCGTGATTCTGAATCACGCGCTGACCTAGTTGCCATGTTATTCTCTCCTGTTTTCAATTTTTAGAACTTCTTTTGCATAAAGCTCCAAAGGTATCCGCATCTTATTGGCAAATGCGACTTGCCCCGGCGTTAGTTCCACCGTATTTTTCCGCCCAGATTTTAATGACCGTCCGTTACCAGACGCAGGCGTAACAACTTGGGCGTTCTGTTGTTTGGCCTGAAACTTGTGAGGCATTTCCTTGCGGATACGCTTGTCTATTTCAGAATAATATTCGTCGGTAGTAGGGTCGAACCCTTCCTCACCAACAATTTGATTGTGTATGGCTGTAGCCGCAGCTTTCATAACGTTGTCTTTTTCAAACCAATCGTTTTTAGAAAGCCACTTTTCCAACTTAGGGTCAGCCGCCTGACGTTGCGGTTGTTGCTGCTGATACTGCTGTTGTTGCTGTTGTTGTTCAGCTTGAGCCTGCCTTTGCTGTTCGTCCCTTTGAGCTTTGGCTGTTTGCAGACGAATACGTTCTTTTTCAATAGCAACTTGTGACAATGCGGATTGCGCTTCTGCAACCTTTTCATAGTCGCCAGCTTCATGCGCTTCTGTCAACGCACGTTTGGCTTGCTGCTCTTGAGATACAACGCGGCCTTCATACTCAGACCTGTATCCCTGATCTAGCTGTTGCAACCTAGCTTTCATCTGCTGGTTTTCTTGATGAACTTGTTGAGCGTATTGAACAGCAGCTTCGGCCTCTTCAGACGCAGCTTTGCGTTTTGCTGTTAATTGATTGATACGCTTTTGAACGCTTTCACTGTAGCTTTCTAACTCATCATCGCCGCTAGACTTATCACGAACTTTTGTTCGGGTTTCTTCAGGAGCAACAACAACAGATTCAGATGAGGACTCTTCGCTGTCATCCTCAAACTCGACTGTTGTGCCTTCTAGCTCTTCGCTATTAATGTTTTCTTCAACCATAGACATTATTTAGAACTCCATAATCTTCTATACATACGAAATATCTGTTGGGTCAAGTATTGTGGATATAATATTATCGTCATTTATGATTCTGACCTCAAGACCATCCACTTTAAACCTATTCCCAGCATATCTTCCTATAAGAACCCAACTTTTCTCCTGACAATAGGGACCACTAGGGAACTTTTGTTCGTCTTTGTAAGCGTCTGGACCCAACTTGACCACGTAAGCAGATACGGTAGCAAATGATTCACGCTCTCTAGTTTGATCTGGAATATACAAGCCGCCCTTTGTTTTGGCGCTAGGATAATACGGAATGATTAAAACGCGATAACCCGTAGGCTGTGGCAATCTTTCCAGTGCAGAAGCCTCAAGATTAGACGGGTCTTCTACGTTTTTATTATCCGCTTCTGCGTTATTGTCTTTAAACGCATTTTCTATTGGTTTAGATAATTTTTCTTTTTTTGCAGCTTTTAAAACATGGTCTGGAACATACAACTTTTTATTCATCTTCCAATTCTACGCCTTTCATCGCGGTTTTAAGTAAATCCTCACAGTAGGTCATTCCGCGTATTTCGCCCACCAGATACCGATACTCATCCCAAGATGAGGCCGAACCGTCCGCAATTCGGTCTTTCAACCTAGAATTACGATCACGTATTTCCTTCAACATATATTCTGCTAAATGTAAAGCGTCCATACTTGTCTCCCCGCGCACATGGTATGCAAATGTTCGGGATATACAAGTATTTTAGGCAAAAATCTACAAAACTCCCATAAACTTTTGGGGTCTAGCTATTTTGCTATACTTTTTTAGGTGCCTTGGTCTTTTTCTTGGCCTGCTTTTTAACTGGCGCTTGGGGCTTGCTGGCAGGTTTTTCCGCGATAGGCGGCGTGGCTTCATTTTTTACCTCTGCTACAATTACAGGTGGACGCTTTGCCTCTTTAATGACTTGCGCCATTTTTTCTCTTACAGATGAACTCATATCATTTCCTATCTTCTATTTGCTTACGTTGTTGTGCAATCAAAATCTTTTGGCGTTCCAACTCCAAGAACTGCCTGTCTATTTCAGTCATTTCAGGAAAATCTACGATATTATCCTGTATTGGCTTTTGTTGCATTCATCACCGCAATTTCACGCTGCGTCCGTATTCTATCTTCTGCAATTCTGGTCTTATCGTCCAAAGCTGCTTCAGAAACATCAATGCGCTGTTGATTTACCAGAACGTCATTCTTTTCCTTCTCACGCTCTAACTCTTGTTTGGCCTCAAACTCTGAAGACTTGCGCTGCATATCAGCCGCCTTTAACTGAAGTTCCTGATTGCGTATATCTACCAAAGGATCAGACTGCTGTGGTGGCTCTACAGCTTGCGCCATACTTTCAACCATGTCTGCAATCATAACCGCAGCTATCTGGTCAATTTGTGGCTTAATTTGCTGCATCATCATTTGCATTTGTTCTGGGTTTTGCTGCACTTCAGGCGGTATTCTCTCCATAACCTGTGCCTGTGCCTGCTTTTCAGCCATAAGCCCTATATGCTCCTGTATGTGGCCCTGTAATGCCACAATAGACGCAGGGTTAAGCTGCATGGCAGGTGTAGACATAACCGCCATATGAGCCTCTATGTGAGCCTGATGATCTTGCTCTGGAAACGCCTGTAATGGCATACCCATAAGCGCATTCTGGTTCTCTTTAGCAGCATTAGCAGGCGGCGGCGGCGGCGGTGGTGGTGGCAAAATA